GATATATAATATCTAAAGCATTACCAACCGCTGTTCCGTTAGAAAAACTAGCAATCGTATCAGCACCAAGTAAAAGTAACGCCTGATTTGCAATGCTTACTTGAGTATCTCCTGATGCCATAAAAAAATCCTTTATTAAAAGCAGGGAGCCGAAGCTCCCCACAGTTTCGTCTATTAGTCAGCGTCAGCAACACTAAGTGCTGTTCCATCACTCACATCAACCACTCCAGAAGCGTTGCTTAATACAACGACTAGAGAAGCAGTAGGTGTGTTTGAATCATGAACATAAATTAGATCACCAACTTTTACTTCATCAGATACACCATTAAAGTAAGCTGATGTGTTCATTGTTGCTAGGCTATCCGTAGTGGTATAAGACCACATTTGTGGTGCAGAACCTCGTTTGCTCATACCACCAATAGGATTCCATCCTGCTCTTGCAAATGCCATTTTATTTTCTCCTTTCTATATTATTAAGATTCACGACAAACTATGGAAACCTGACCATTTACATCAATGGTTCCCGCTCCAGCAGCGTACATCGCTGAAACTAAGAAAGACGTTTTCTCAGGAATATAGTTAATTTCCGTTTTAGCTGCCATTCCTACCGCACAGGCAAGAGATGATTTATGAATTGCAAAACAGAAACGATCGTTAGATCCATCTTTTACAATTCCGCCTTCTGTCATATCACCAAGTACATGGACTTGCATACCTAAGAAAGTATTAACCTCTCCAGCTACCAAGGCTTTTATTGTTTGGAAGTCTGAACTAATCGCTCTTTCATCTGCAAGAAGTGAACTAAGCGAATTGGCATGAATAATTAAATGACGATCAGTCGGAGGTACATTTTTAGCATCAAGACCTTTTTTAGCCGCTAAAATTTTTCCAACATTTAGATCACTAGCTCCTGCTGAACCTGATGTTACAACAGTATTAGCCACAGTAGTAGCAGGAGATCCTGCTTCTAAAGCATCAATTAATACCTGTGTTTCTCTTCTTGCAATCGCATTTCCGAGCATTGTTGATAATTCAGATCTCTCATCATAAGAAACTTTTTGGTTATCAAAAATATCGGAATATTCCGCTGCAATATAGTTGCTAATTGAAACCTCAATCAACTCTGAAGCTACGTTTAACGGAACTACATCAGATTGTGGGTTTCTAATGCTACTAGTACCAGATGCAAGTTTTGGAAATTTTACAGAACTACCAACAACTCCTTCTCTCATTCTAGCAACGCCTTGTAAAGCTCTCGCACCTTGATAGGCTTGATGAACTTCTGAAGCAAACAGCGTTTCAAACGCTGGACTTAAATTTGTGGACATAAGATTTACTCCTATTTAAAGTTAAACAAAAAAATTTATTCGTCTAAGGTTGTAGGAATAATCCCGCCTGACTTTAGGTATCGCCTAATTCGATCTCATTTCTGAGAAGCCAAACTAGCTCTGATTTTTTTCAGAGTTATTAGTTAATACTATTTATAAAACATATTAGCGTAAATTGCAAATAAAAAGTAACATCTAGGTTTTATCAAAATAACGATGCCACGTATGCTTCATGAATTTTTTTATAAACGCTTTGATCCAAGACCTAAGATAAAACTTTGCAATTCGAATAGGAATGAGTAGCGGTGTTGTCAGTATATCAAATATAAGTAAAAAGGCATCTACTCCTGCATCAATAATATTATCAGCATCTTTAAATTTTTGCTTTATTTTAGCGAGTAATTTCATCGTTTTGCTCTGTTTTTAGATCTTGATAATACTTTTAAATTTGAGCGAGAATTGTTTTGAGGATTGCCATCTTTATGATCAATATCTTTATTATCATTTTTACGAACTAACCCTTCTTTCATTAATAATCTTCTCGCTCTATTTCTCTTACTTCTGTCATTAATAGATTTTTTTGAAGATTGAAATTTTTTATATTCTTGTTTGTAGTTTCTCATCGCTTATTGTAAAACTCCTCAAAATCTCGCTCTACTTTTTTTCTAAACACAGGATCAGAAGCATAGCGAGGATCCGCAACAAGTGATTTTAATTCATCCTCATCCATACCTTGCCCAGATACACTCACCGCTGGTATTTCTCTTTCACCCATCATAGATCTAAATTTATTGAGTAAGCGTTGTCCTTCAGCAGTACCACCCCAAACTTCTAACTCTTGATAATCTTCATTAGATAATACGCCTTTACTAATTAACGATTTACCCCATTGGACATTTGATTTAATAATACTATCCGCATTTTCTCCAAGTTTTTTCTTTTCTTGTTCTACAGAAATTTCAGCGTCTCTAACAACTTCTCCATTCATCTCAGCAATCTTAGTTGCTAATTCATCAAATGAATCTTGAGAGATATTGTTATTCTTAGACCATTCAGCAAACGTCTTAACAATAGGATCATCATCTGCATATCCTTTTTCTTTAAGTGCATCTAATGCATATTCTTTAGGAGCTTTGTGATTTCCGCCATGCAACTTCTTTTCTAATTCAGTATACGATTTAGCTAACGCCTCAACATCAGGACCTTCTTTTTCATGCCAAAATTTTTCTGGAAATGTATCAGGTTTTTCAAACTCAACGCTATCAATATTTTCGCCTTCAACAACTGTTTCTCCCTCTTTAGCTGACATCCCCTCATCTTCGGCTGTTTTTTCTTCCTTAGTTGCTTCACTCATTAACCCTTGTGATGGTTCTTCTTGTGGTTCATCTTGAGTTTCTTCTTGTGGTTTTTTTTCAGTTTCATTCATTTTTTGCTCTCCTTAATTTTAATAATATTTCTCTTATAATTGTATTTTGACCATCACGAAAATAACCAAAACTGTTTTCATACCCTGGAGTCCAAGTAGGTGCATCTAAGTACGTTTTTTTTAGATGTAATAATAATTTCTTGCCATCCTCGGTTGAAAATACTTTGTGATATAATTTGTCTAAGTCCGTTGGCTCTAGGTGAGCTGTTGGATTCGGAGTAGCATCGAGTCCCTCCCATCCAGGACTATTAATCGTTTGTTGCTGCTTGTTGTTAGGTTTCATTTTTTTATTTTAAATTTTTTTCTTAACATTGGGTTCATCATTAAAATTGCTTGTTGTTGAATTTTTGGAAGTCTATCAAATTCTTTTTTAGTCATTTGTACTTGCATACTTATCCCTCGGCTACATTAGGTTCTTGTGGTTGTTGTTCGGTTGCATTTTTAATTTCCTTAATTTCTTAATTTACTTATATAAGCAGATAGTCCTTTTGAAAAATTGTTACCTTCATTTATACTCTCAAAAACAACAAAATCCTTTTTATTTAAAGCCTGATCCATTGCCTCTCTTATACTTGTATATTTTTTTAATGCTCCATTTTCCATTCTAATCGTAGGAAAGACTATAACTTTTCCTTTTAGATTTTTATCTGGTCCTTCGTAATATTCGACTCTTGTTCTAATACTTTCATTGTCAGCAGTCATTGGTGTCTTTGCATTTAAAGCTCTTTTCATCCACCCTAAATTTTTATAAGATTCATAATTGTAAGTTTTTTGATTGTTAATAAACCCATCTCTCATTAGTGTTCTTTTATTTCTATCCATTACTCTACAGTCTCCTGTGGTTGTTGAGCCACACCTTGTTGTTGAGCTTGTAGTTGAGCTTGAGCCTGAATCTGTTGTTCCATAACTTGTTGCATCTCTTGTCGCTCTTCAAATGTTGTAATCGCTCTCATATCCAAGCCCATCGACTCTGAAATTATATCGCATATCTCTTCTACTTTAAATGTCATTTGACCTGTAGGTCCAAGGCTAGAAGCGATCTGCACATATTGCATGAGCTTATTAACCTTAACCATGTTCGTAGCCATTGCGATTTCACCGATAGGCTGAATTTTTACTTGTAACCCATTTACTTTTAGCGGTAGCTGTATAATTCCTAAACTATCCATAACCTCTAAGGTTCTTTTAACCACAGGGTACATAGTTTCATTAATTAATCTTCCATAAGCACTTCCTAAATTTTGCGAAAGTTGTTTCATTCTCTCCGCTACTTCTAAAGCAGTACGAGCTGACATATTGTCTGGCGGTAATGATTCATCGAGCAAGATCTTTTTTATATTCATTCTAAGATCATTCGTAATAATTTGACTGAGTTGCGGATCTCCTGATCTTGGCAAAGGTTGTAAGTCAGCTCCTCT